AACCAAAAAATTGTAATCCTTGAACATGATTCCCGTGTTGTCAGTGACACATATAATCAAGACTTTGAAGATGTATTGCACCTGGATGGATACAGATTTCAAGAAGATCCAAATGTAGGCAAAGCACCTATTGTAGAAGACTTTATTAATATCCGCAAAGGAGAAAATCAGTTGAAGGGTACATATGGATATGTTATAAAACCGCATGCGGCCAAAAAGTTAATCCAAGGCGCACATGATGATGGAGTTACTGCCTCTGACATGTTTGTCAAAGACAAGTATGTAAAGATACAAGTTGTCAAGCCAAGGGCAGTGTATGTCAACAGTCAAGACAGTTTGACGGGCGATAGATCGTTCTATATATAATCATATGCATATCACAATAACAGGGTCACACGGATTTATAGGCACACATCTTGTAAATTATTTGCTAGACAACAAACATCACTTAAACTGTTGGGACTTGGAAATAGGCAGGAATATTTCAGAGTTTCATTTAAAAGACACATTAAGATCAGATACAGACTTAATAATTCACCTAGCGGCTTTGGCCGGCATAAGAGAATCATTTGAGAAAGCAGATGACTTTTGGCAAACAAATGTTGAATACACTAAAAAAGTTTTTGATGTAGCAAAGGAAAAAAATGTAAGAGTCATATATGCATCATCATCTGCATGTAAAAAATGGCATGGTAACCCTTATGCTATTTCAAAATATGTGAATGAATTTATTGCCCCAGAAAATAGTGTAGGATTAAGGTTCTCAACTGTGTGGGGAGAAGGAGCACGTGGAGACATGTTAGTTCCGCAAATAATGAATCGAACATTAAAATACGCAACCACACATCAACGTGATTTAATACATGTTTCTGATTTGATATCAGGAATACAATGTATAATGGATCATCCAGAAGAAAAAGGAATATTTGAACTTGGGACAGGAAGAACAGTCGCAGTTGATCAGCTGGTTGCTTTCAATGGACTTGATGTGCCTATCACTGATGGATTTGATTATGAGTCACAAGAAAATTTGTTGCCTTCACATAGACTGAGAGCACTTGGTTGGACGCCGAAACGTTTCATCATGGATGAAAAATTATGAAAAAATATAACGGCTGGTGGATACCAGACGCTGACGAAGAACAACATCATCCTAAACATTTAGAACACGATCAAAAGTTGTTTGACTTTATTGATAAGCATACTCCAGCATTTGATCATGTGGTAGATGTAGGTGGCAATGTTGGAAAATGGGCAACACATTTTGCAAAAAAATTTAAACATGTAACTGTATTCGAACCTGCAGATTATCACATCGAATGCTTTAAATTAAATTGTAAAAATTTTAGCAACATCTACTTGCATGAATACGGTTTGTCTAACACCAATGCAAAGGGAAAACTTGATGTGTACATTGAAGGACATCTTGGAAGCACAAGGATACTGGATGACAAAGATGGCAACATCGAGATGAAGACCATGGACAGTTTGAATATGTCAAACATAGATGTTTTAAAAATCGATGTGGAGGGAAGAGAATTACATGTGCTTGAAGGCGCAGAACAAACTCTTAAAAGATTATCTCCACTAGTTGTTATTGAAAGATGTGTATTGAACAGTAGTGCTTTTGGGTATGATAAGAAAGCTACTCACGAAGTATTGACTGATTATGGATACAAAAGAATTTACAAACTGACCAGAGATTGCATTTATAAAAAATGAATATATTAGTTACTGGCTCGTTAGGCTTTGTAGGATCACATCTTGCTAAAAGATATCACCATCAAGGTCACAATGTTGTTGGAATAGACAATGGCGTAGGTGGATATGATGACAATCTCACTGAAGTGCAAACATACAAAATAGATTGTTGTGATCAATCGAACTTAGACACTTTATTTGCAAGAAATAAATTTGACCTTGTAATTCATGCGGCATGCACAGCATATGAAGGCTTATCTGTAGTTTCTCCTGTGTTTGTTACTAGAAACACTTATGATGCCACTGTAAATGTTGTTACTGCATCTATAAAACATAAAGTAAAAAAATTTATATACATGAGCTCTATGGCAAGATATGGTCAACAAAAACCTCCTTTTTCAGAAGACATGAAACCAGCACCAGAAGATCCATATGGCATTGCAAAAGTGGCAGCTGAAGACACTGTGAAATGTTTGTGTGATGTTAATGGAATAGAATGGTCCATTGCTGTGCCACATAATATATACGGCCCACAACAAGTTTATGATGATCCTTTCCGAAATGTTGTATCAATATTTTTACACAGAAATCTTCAAGGCAAGCCGCCTATAATATATGGAGATGGAGAACAGATGCGATGTTTTTCATATATTGATGACACACTGCAAGTGTTTGATGAAATATGTTTTGGCGATAAGGCAAACACGGAAACTTTCAACATTGGCCCTGATGAAGATTATGTTACCATTAATCATTTGGCAGGAATGTGTGCCAATGCAACAGGATACAACGGCAAACCAGAATACATGCCAGGACGTCCTAAAGAAGTAAAATATGCAACTTGTTCATCAAATAAAATAAGAAAGTATTTCAATTATAAAACAAAAATTAGTCTTACTGAAGGCATCAACAAAACTTTAGACTTTATTAAAACAAGAGGCATAAGAAAATTTAATTATTCCTTGCCTATTGAAATAGACAATGAAAATACTCCTGCCACATGGACAAAAAAACTAATATAACAATTTGTTGCCCTAGTCGAGGCAGACCAAAACTTGCTCAACGGATGGCGCTGACAGCCTTAGAAACTGCTGACTATCCTGATCTTATTAATATTAAATTTTACTTGAATGCAGATGACCCAACTTTATCTGAATACAAACAACTACTACAAAATTATGACATAGGTCCAGACCAAAGCACAGTGTATAGTTGGAACAGCATTGCTGAAAGTGCCAATTCTTATCTATACATGTTGGCAGGCGATGATATACAATTTTTAACACATGGATGGGATTCAAAATTTATGAATTGTTTTAACAAATACCCAGATGGTATTTTTATGATATCGTTTGATAATGGCATAGACAAGTTACGCACTTCACCACATCCTGTTGTCACAGAGCAATGGCGACAGGCTCTAGGCTGGTATTTTCCATTTATGTTTCATCATTGGCATGTAGACACTTACTCAAGAGATTTGGCAGAAGCAGTTGATAGATATGTGTTTTTTAAAGACATAACAATTAAAGCAAAAAAAATTACTAAAGATTCAACTGCAAAAAAAATAAGAACAAATGGTATACCTACAAGAGATCATTTTGTATATGGTAAAATGAAGGACTGCTATTTTGGCCATGATGTAGACAAACTACACAAAGCTATGATATAATATTTGTATGAAGAAGATTGCATTTGTAACTGGTATGACAGGGCAAGATGGTCCATATCTTGCAAAACATTTATTGGAGCAAGACTACAAAGTTTATGGACTTGTCAAAAGATACTCAAATCCTAATCTTGACAACATAAAATTTCTAGGTATCGAAAAAGACATTGAATTATTAACTGGTGACATCACAGACACTGGACAAATGAACCATCTAATAAAAACTATTAGGCCACACGAATTTTACAATCTAGCTGCACAAAGTTTTGTGGGAGCTAGTTGGGAACTTAACAGAGTGACCACTGAAGTAAATGCAGTGGGAGTATTGAATGTGCTAAATGCAATCCACCAAAATTCACCAACAACAAAATTCTATCAGGCAAGCACATCTGAACTGTATGGTAACAGTATAAGCAATGGAACACTAAATGAAAATTCTAACTTTATGCCAAGGTCTCCATATGGAGTATCCAAACTATATGCATATTGGATCACTGTAAACTTTAGAGAATCATATTCATTGTTCACAACAAATGGCATACTGTTTAATCATGAATCACCTTTACGTGGGAAAGAATTTGTAACAAGAAAAATCACTGATGGTGTGGCAAAGATAAAACTAGGCATAGAAAAGACAATAACACTAGGCAATCTTGACGCAAAACGTGATTGGGGATTTGCTGGAGATTACGTTGAAGCAATGCATCTAATGATGCAACAGGATAAAGCAGATGATTTTGTAATATGCACAGGAGTGGCTCATAGCATTAGACAATTGTTAGACGTTGCATTTAAGCATGTTGGTATTACAGATTGGGAGTCTTTGATTGAAACAGATCCAAGATTCAAACGTCCAGCAGAAGTTCATTTACTGTTAGGTGATAACACTAAAGCTAAAGACAGTCTGGGATGGCAACCAAAAACTTCATTTGAAGACATGGTCAAGATGATGGTTGATGAAGATATCAAAAGAAATCAATGACACAGACCTTTTCAGTTGTAACGACATGGGGTGATCAACATTGGGATCATCATGCAAAAAGATCAGTACAAAGCATAATATCTCAATGGCCTAAACAAGTAGCAAAATTCTTTTATCCAGACAACTTGGCACAACAAATACAAGCACCTAACACAAATTATTTTACAGTTGCTAAAGAACAGCCTGCCTTTAATGAATTCAAAACAAGAGCATCCAATGACGAAGAAGTCAAAGAAAAAATGAATATTTCAAAAAATGCATACGAATATGATGTTGTAAGATTTGCACATAAAGTTTTTGCAGTGTTAGATGCCTCACAAAAGTGTACTACTGATCAATTAATATGGATAGATGCTGACACCGTGACATATAAACCAATCACAATCGAATGGTTAAATCACATTGCACCAGAACATTCGTTTACCACTTTTATTGGAAGACCAAAAAAAGGATATTCAGAGTGTGGTTTTGTATCATACAATATTAGTTCTCCATATTCAAAAGAATTTTTTACACGTTGGCGATCATACTATGTCAAAGACTTGTATAAAAATTTAAATGCGTATACTGATTGTCATACTTACGATGCTGTAAGAATTAAAATGAAAGAAGAACAAAAGATACAAGATAATGATCTTAATGATGGACGATTCCTTGGATATAGAGGATCAAAACATCCTTTTGTAAATTCAGAACTTGGCGATTACATGGACCATCTCAAAGGCGAAAGAAAAGATATTCAGTCTTCAGTAAAAGACATGAAGGTCAAAAGGCAAGATGAACACTGGCAATGAAAATAGCAGTATTCCCCAAGACAAGCGCCATGGCGGGCAAGTCAGTGATGGCAGCTTTTATAGAGTCCCTCCGAAACGAAGACTACGTCATTTGCGAAAATCACGAAAGGCCCGAAGCAGATATAGTGGTTATGTGGTCATGGCTTCTTGGAATGTATGGCCGTGATGCCATATACAATCACTACAAACACACAAAAACAAAATTTTTAATATTAGAAGTTGGAGCACTACAACGCAATACATCTTGGAAGGTTGGTATAGGCGGCATTAATAGAAGTGCCAACTTTGCAAATGACTCTACAGATGACAAAAGATTGGCATTGTTTGATCTCTCAACAAAACCTTGGCAGAGTGGAGGTGAACATATTATTGTGTGTGGACAAAATGAAAAATCCATTGCGTGGGATCAAGGATCTACAGCCGATTGGGTGCATAAAACAATAGAATGGTTAAGATCACAAACTGATAGACCTATATGGTTTCGACCACATCCAAGGTTTTCTGTGACCATCGATCAAAATAAATTTGCTAATGTTAGTATTAGTATGCCTAAAAAAATTGAAGGATATGATGAAGTAGATTTTGCACATGCTTTACAAGACGCATATGCAGTTGTAAACTACAACAGTAATCCTGCAATTGAATCAGTGTTAGCAGGAGTGCCTGTATATGTTGATCAATCATCATTGTGCTGGCCTGTTGGCAACGCCATAGGAAGCAACATAAATGTGCCTGCCACTCCTGATCGTACACAGTGGCTTAAACAGATAAGTTATACAGAATGGTTCGTAGAAGAAATAAAACAAGGACTTCCGTGGAGAAGACTGAAACAAAATTTAATCAATGGGTAACTAGAATATATTTTGGAACAATGATATTTGGTTTTCCAATAATCTTTTTTATCCTGATATATTTAGAAACAAGATGAATGAATTTGTTTGTGTATGCACAGGAGTAAAATATGGTACGGAATATGTTGATAAACTGTACAACATGGTATCGCGTCATGCAACCAATTTTAAATTTAATGTAATTACTGACAGCAAAAAAGACTGGCGCCCAGAAATTAATCAAATTATTGTTGATCCAATATTTCCAACTTGGTGGAACAAAATTCATATGTTTAGAGATGACATAGGATTAGAAGGACGTGTGTTGTTTATGGATTTGGACGTGGTGATTTTTAAAAACATCGATCATTTCTGGGACTTTGAAAGTGATGCATTTATTATTATTCAAGATTTCAATAGATGCAGAATCCCTAACTATGCTGTGCGTAATTCATCTGTAATGAAATTCAACGCAGGACAAGAATCACACATATGGAAAGAATTCTTAAATAATCCTCAAAAAATTATGAGACAATTTAGAGGTGATCAAGATTACATGACCGCAAGATATAAACAAGGGCCAATATGGCCTGCAGACTGGATAATGAGTTACAAATGGGAAATAGGATTAGAGCCAGGAGAAAAAAAACGGTCACCTCATGATAAATTTGTCAAAGAGAAATACACAGACAAAAAGCACGGACTCCCAGATGATTGTTGTGTGGCTGTATTTCATGGCAAGCCTAATCCTGCTGAAATACAGCATGACCCGTTGGTGCTAGATAATTGGCGATGAATACATTAATAGTAGGGGATAGTTTTGTCCATGATATTGTTAAAACATATGCGGACTGTGCCAGAAAAGATTACAAAGACATACAAATTATTGGCATTCCTGGAGCAGGTAATGATGCAATTGCTAATACTGTAATGCAAAACTTTCAAAATTTTGATAAAGTCATTATAAATTGGACATCAACATGTAGATATGATATACACATTTCAGAAAAAAAGTTAATTAAAAATTTAAAAAAAGGGACTACTAATGCTGTCATTGACAATAAATTTTGGTTATTCTCTGGGGGATGGAGAGGGAATTGGGCAAAAGAATTATCAAACTTTATCTTCAAACCATTATACACAAATCATTTCGACATTGAAGATTCATGGCGAAGAACTTTACAACACATATTGATGGTGCAAAAAACATTAAACTGCCACGGCAAAAACCATTTAAGTATTTTTTCCTATGACACATTTGTGTCTCAATCATTTAGTGATTATGAAAAACAATATCAAGCAACAAGGCTGTATAATAAAACAAGATGGGAAAAGTATTTAGACAGTAACAATTATACAAGTTTAATTGACTGGCAACATATATGGTTCCACAAATACAAACATTCTGACACAGGCGGTATATTAGATTGGTGTCATGAAAACTCTAATGATGACAGTCATCATCCTACCGTATTGGGTCATCAATTGTTTTATCATTCTATTATTAAGCCATGGCTAGAACAAGATAATTAAACATATGCGACTGTTTAACTTTGAAGAATATGACAAACAGCCGAGACCTGTGCCATCAGGCGAAATAATAATTGCAACACAACACGAATCGGATGATTTTGAATCATATAATTTAGATCAATACGTTGAAGATAGGAATGTAATAATAATAGGCATACCTGGTGCTTTCACTCCAACATGCACTGATAAACATCTTCCTGGCTTTGTAAAATTAGAACAAGATTTTTACAAACGTGGCATCGATGAAATTATTTGTATTAGTGTAAATGATCCACATGTGATGTTGGCTTTTTCAGAATATGTAAACCATGAGGGAGCAAAGATCACAATGGCAGCTGATCCATATGGAGAAGTTGCTGAACAAATGGGATTGCTTACTGACATGGGTATGTTGGGTCAAAGGAGCAAAAGATTTGCCGCAATTGTTTCAGGCGGTAAAATGGAACATGTTCTTGTAGATGAAAAAGGCATTGATGTGTCTAGTGCGGAAAACTGTTTAAAACAGATATAATGGCTATATCACAATACAAAGGTGAAGAAATAATTGATTCAATACTAATAAAACAAGGCAAAAAATTTTATGATCGCAAATGGATGCCAAGAACAGTTTTTAATGATCCATACAACAAAGATGCTTACATTATAGGTAATGGGGAATCAAGACAGCATTTTGACTTATACAGTTTGCCGCAAGATACATATGGATGTAATGCATTGTATCGTGACTATGAACCAGATTATCTAATAACAATTGACACGCACATGTATAAAGAAATAATTGAATCAGGATATGCTGACAAAAACATTGTTTACACGCATAGACTAAATGTAAAGAAACATGGAGATCAAGGACACTTGATTCCCGCCAATCCAGCACAGGGGGCAGGCACCACTGCTATGCACATTGCAATCCATGATGGACACACAGATCTATATTGCATAGGATTCGACTGTGGCCACATAGGCCCTAATAATAACATCTACAAAGACACCCAATCATACAGATCTTCAGACACCATGGTTGATCAATCCATATGGGCAGAACAAATATACACGCTAATGATCAACAATGCTCATGTAAAATTTACATATGTTGAAGGCACAATCCCTAATAAATTCTTTGAACTAGCAAATTGTAAACAGTTTGACTATGGCCAATTAAATGACCATATAAATACTAAGAATGAAACTGCCTGATAAAATTAAAATTGGTTGGAAAGACATAGATGTTGAAAAAACCAAAGTATCATTTGTAAAAAATAACTCAGACTACTGGGGGCAGTACATTGCCCGACAGAACAAAATTGAGATTCAGGAAGAAGCACAAGGCCAAGATTTGGCCAATACACTTTTACATGAAATAGTACACGCCATTGTGTATCATTCATCGATGAACGCTGAGGGCGGACCCTTAACACAAGATGGTGACGAAGAGCAAGTGGTCAACTCAATGACCAATTGGTTAATGGGTGTGTTTAAAGATAATCCTTGGTTGTTGGACTTTCTTAAAGAAAACATACACGGAAAAAATTCCAAAAAATAAAGCTTTTTTAATTGGTTGACTTATTTGGTATAATACCATATAATAATGGTATTAACTTATTAAGAGGTAACAACAAATGACAAACGCACAATTAGTATTAGAAAAAATTAAAACATCATTATGCCATGAAGGCACAACTTACAAAGGTAATTCAGGAACATATATGTACATTGAAGGCAAAACAACTTCTGAAGGAACAATCAATGGTGTTGTAAAGAAGATTGATGATGCAGGAGTATCTAAAACAGCTGGATCATTTAAAGTGTTGGAAGATGGCACTGTAATGAGATTTACTGGCATTGCAACTGCAACATCTCGTGCAATTACAAAAGAGATACAATCACAAACACCAGATGCACATCCAGGAGCAGAGCCTGAAGAAAAACAAGAAGCAATTGCAGTCTAGCCAAAAAGAGCTTAGAATATCAAATGTGAACAAAACAATTTTGATTGCTGAGTCTACTTGGGCTCAGCAATTTTGGAGATCTGTACTTGCCGCACTGCAACATAATCATAAAAGATGAAGTAAATGTAAAACTAGAAGGTCTTGATCTAGTCACACGTAGAAAACTAACCAACAAATTCAAATACGAGATTCCAGGTGCTCGCTTTATGCCGGCAGTAAAATTAGGCAGATGGGATGGCACTGTATCCTTTTTCACACAAGGAGGACTAACTTATGTTAATCTATTACATGAGATAATGCCTATCCTTGAACAAAATAATTACACATTCGATCTCGATGATCGAAGAGAACAACTAGATCTTAAATTCGATCCAGTCAATGAAAATACGTTTGCTGACGTAACATGGCCTGAAGGACACACACATGAAGGACAGGCTATTGTGTTGCGTGACCACCAAGTTGAAGTAATTAATAATTTTATAAACAATCCACAGTGTTTACAAGAAGTGGCGACTGCCGCAGGCAAAACTATTATTACAGCCGCACTGTCAAAGATGATCGAACCATATGGAAGATCAATAATAATAGTACCTAACAAATCTTTAGTGACACAAACTGAGGAGGATTACATTAACATGGGACTCGATGTTGGTGTATACTTTGGTGATAGAAAAGAGCCAGGCAGGACACATACAATTTGCACATGGCAATCTCTTAACATACTAGAAAAGAAAAGACAAAATGCAGAAGATGATCTTATTGAAGAATTCAAACGTGATGTGGTTTGTGTCATAGTCGATGAAGTGCATCAAGCAAAAGCAGATGTATTGAGAAGATTGCTAACCAATGTGTATGGATATGTACCTATACGTTGGGGACTAACGGGCACTGTGCCTAAAGCAGATTATGAATTTAAATCTTTACATGTGTCACTAGGAGATGTAATTAACAGAGTAAGTGCAGTAGAACTACAAGAAAAAGGTTTACTTGCAAAATGTAATATTGAAATATTACAGATGTGGGACTATGTGGAATACAAAAATTATCGCGAAGAACAAACGCATCTTGTGACCAAACAAACAAGAATAGATTACATTGCAAGAATGGTAGAACAAATGCGTAAATCTGGCAACACATTAGTGTTAGTAGATAGAGTAAAGTCAGGCGAGTTGCTGACTACAGCTATTCCTAATTCAGCATTTGTCCGTGGTGCAACGAAGGCAGATGAAAGAAAAGAACACTACGACGACGTCAAAACAGCAGACGATAAGGTCATTGTAGCAACCTATGGTGTTGCCGCTGTTGGCATCAACTTGCCACGCATATTCAATCTTGTGTTGATCGAGCCTGGCAAGTCGTTTGTAAGGGTAATACAGTCCATTGGAAGAGGCATACGTAAAGCACAAGACAAAGATTTTGTGCAAGTGTGGGATGTGTGTTCAACAGCAAAGTTTAGTAAACGCCATCTTACAGAACGCAAAAAATTTTATCGCGAAGCACAATATCCATTTACAGTCACAAAGGTTGACTATCAGTAATGAATCCACATATAATAAAATTACATGCAAATATTGACACTAGACAACACTGCTTATCTATTGAACAAGATTCCCGACCAAGTAGAAGAAGATATGCGTTTCGCTGTGCTGGACAATTCGGATTCTCAAAATCCTGACTTCTTTTTTGTTCCTTTAATTTACTTAGAGTCTTTTGCTTCTCCTTCAGCGGTGTTAGAAATTGAAAACCAAAAAATACAAATGCCTTTAGATTGGCACATATTATTGGGCGATCCTGAATGTGGAGATCTAGAAATACTTCCGTTGACATCACTAAATGATAGATCATTTCATGCATTTTGTTTCAACCCAATCACAGACTCTATGCCTTCATACAAGGAAGTTAAAATTACAAACATTTATAATGAAGTAGAATGGTTTTTTCCGCGAACAAGATCTAATCAATTGCTAACAGTTCCACTGTCTACCGAGACAAAACCAAACTGTGCATTTTTTGTTAAAGAAATAAATCGCAACAATGACACCATCTTATTGAACAATTTATTTCATGCTTAATTTTAAATTTAACAACGACTCGCCCTTAAAAGTTATTGCAGGGCCTTGTCAAATAGAATCAGAAGAACATGCTATGATGATGGCTGATATTATTAATGGTATTTGTAATGATGTAGGTGTGCGTTGGGTGTATAAATCAAGTTTCGACAAAGCTAATAGATCTTCAATAAAAGGCAAACGTGGGGTGGGATTGAAACGTGGTTTGCAGATACTCGAACAAATAGGAAAGTCATTTGACGTGCCTTTATTGACTGATGTACATGAGGCTGACCAGTGTGGCGTGGTTGGTGAAGTGGTTGATATAATACAGATTCCTGCTTTCCTATGTAGGCAAACAGATCTAATAACAGCTGCCGCACAAACTAATAAAATTATCAATGTTAAAAAAGGACAGTTTATTTCATACACAGATGTAGACAACATTAAAATAAAAGTCAATGAAGCATGGAATGATCAATTTATGATCACCGAACGAGGCACAATGTTTGGTTATAACAACCTTGTTGTTGATATCAAAGGATTTCCATATATGAAAAAATTGTGTCCTGTGATATTTGATGGCACACATTCTGTGCAACAACCAGGAGGACATGGCACATCCTCCGGAGGAGACAGAACTATGGTTGCTCCTTTGTGCATGTCAGCAGTTGCCCAAGGCATTGCTGGAGTATTTCTTGAAGTACATGATGATCCAGATAATGCTCCCTCAGATGGGCCTAACATGCTCAACCCAGATCAGTTTCGCAAATTAATAACACAATTAAAAATACTTGATTCAACCATTAAACAAAAGTTATAATATACTATGACAGTAAATTTTTTAGACATCAAATCAATGATGAGAGCAGTAGACTCTCGAGACAAAACTTGGTATGATCGCTTGTCTGATGATCAAAAAAAATTATATTCTCCCTACATGTCAATGAAATGGGCCGCGGCTGTTGAACACAAAGATAAGGTGATACAAGAATTTTACATAGAAGAAGTAAATGAAAATGTCAATAAACATTTGTGGACGCTTAGTAAGAATCACAAGTCTTTGCTGTGGAGACTGACAGCAATGTGCGGTTCAACTTTCAATATGTTTCATAAATGGTTTTATCCTAAGAAGAAAAAAACATCAGACAAATCTAAAATGAAAGAACTGCAAGAATACTATCCTGCAATGAAACAATCGGATCTTAATGTGTTGGACGCACAGATAACTACACGTGAATGGACTGAAATAAAAAAACAATACGGTAACGAAAAATGACATATCTTGTAAATGACAAATGTATAATGTGTAAGCACACTTCGTGTGTAGAGGTATGCCCTGTGGATTGTTTTTATGAAGGCGACAACGTATTGGTAATTAATCCCGACGAATGTATAGATTGTGGTGTGTGTGAACCAGAATGTCCTGAAGAAGCAATTATACCTGACAATCTTGATGAAAACAACAAATGGTTAGACTTCAACACCAAATGGAGTGCTAAATGGCCTGTCATCACTCAGCCAAAAGATCCACTGCCAGACTATGCAAAACATTCAGGTGAAGAAAACAAATTGGAGAAATATTTTAAAGATGAATGATTGGATTGACTACGCTGTACCAAAAAAATATTTTCGGATGTACATGACTGCTGTTTTTCGAAACATGTTTGTATTCCTATTTTTTACAATATTACTGTTTGGTATGTTTCCTAGCGGTTTAAGTATTTTAACCTTGATGTTGTTTACTGATTTCATTTTTTATCAAGTAGTGATAAAAGGTGGAAAAAAATACTAACAAATCATATGATTGAAACCTTTGAATACATACAGACAAGTTCAACCAGTAAATTTTGGATTATTAAACATCATACATATGAACAATTAAAACATGCACAACTTGCCTGCGACAGAATGGATAAATTAAGAAATGAATCTTTCAATAGAATAAAAGTTCCAAATTTTGAATACACAAAAAAAGGCAATGAAGTGCATATCGAAATGCAATTTATTAAAGGTAGATACGCTCATGTCAAAGAAGAACACATAATATACCAAGATGTAGTGTTGCGTGATAGTAATTGGAGTTTTACAGATTATAAAATAGAAAATTTTATGTGGGATGTAAGAACTGGACACACTTATGCAGTTGATCTTCAGTCGTATTATGAAATGCCAAAAGAACAACGTCTTACCAGATGGCATCAAAGGAGGAAAGATGGAAGCAAAGGAGCTTGGGAAAAAACAATGTATAACCAATATGCGGATCCTAATGAACACAATTGGCCAGTCAATCCAAAGTATGATAACATGCGGGAAATAAAAAAATGAGGACAAATTGCTTTTAAAGTATCAACCTGTTACAATAAACACTAATATGCCTACATGTGACTATTGTACAAAAACATTTTCAAAACAATCCACACTAGATGTACATATGTGTGAACCAAAAAGAAGATGGGATCAGAAGGACAATAAAGTTCATGTGTTGGCCTTTGAAATATTCAAACGTTTTTATGAAATAAATTATTCGAATCAAAAGGCAAAGCAATTTACTGACTTTGTTAATTCGCAGTACTATCGTGCATTTATTAAAACAGCAGAGTTCATTACTGTTAATACTCCTATTGAGATAGGAGCATTTATTGACTGGCTATGCACATCAAAGATTAGAATTGACTCATGGCCAAAACAAGCAACTATTGATCAATACATAAAACATCTCATACGCACTGAAGGAGTCACACAAGCACTCAATCGGACTATAGTTGCTATGGGCGACTGGGCAGAACAAGAGAATGCTAGACTAGAAGATTTTTTCAAATACGTAAACTTGAACAGAGTCACACAAATGATAGTCAATGGTAGGATATCACCCTGGGTGCTACTGAACTGTGAAACTGGCAAGGACATGATTACAATTATGCATGATGATCAAATTAAAATTATATATGAAATAATTGATCCAGAATGGTGGAAAAAAAGTTTTAAAAAACGCGATGAAGATCAAGACTTTGTCAAAGCAACATTAAGAGAGGCAGGTATTGAATAATACATTCTGTAAGCCAGCACAAGAACATTTGTTCATTAGTTCACAGGGCCATTTGGCGCCTTGTTGTTTTATAAAAGATACAAATGATAGACTGCAAGACATTGCAGATCCTTTGGATTGGTTCTATAATCATGCTTCACAAAACAAACTAAGAAATAATCTCAATAATAATATTGCTGATTCAAGATGTTCACATTGTTGGATAAATGAAGCACAAGGCAAATGGAGTTTGCGATCAAATGAGAATGGAGCACACTATCAAGGCAGCCAACCAAATTTAAGACTTTTACATATTGTCGGAGGTAGATTGTGTAATCTTGCCTGTAAAATGTGTTATGCAGATTTGTCATCAATGGTGCAAATGGAAGAACGTCCTTGGGAACTGTCTCAACCTAATGAACAAAATTACAACTGGATAGACAAAAAGGAAAACATACACAAACTTATAAACTTAGCCAACACAGATACGCTACAGGAAATCCAATTACAAGGAGGCGAACCACAACTAATAAAGGGGTTTACAGATGTACTTGAAGCGATTCCATATGTCCGCAAACAACAAATGCAAATACAAGTAACCACCAATGGTACTGTATTCAATGAACGTTTCTGGAAACATATAAAAGATTTTAAACATGTAATAATAGGACTTAGTATTGATGCCACAGATGAAAGATATCAACTTATTAGATATCATGGCAGTTGGACTGTGACAGAAAAAAACACAAAAAAATTATTCAACTACCTTGCACAAACTAGACAAGCAGGTTTTTCACTTAACATGAA